AAATGATACGCCCCCTACGGTCCCTGCTACGGAGACATAGTAGAACCAACCCGTTTGTGCGGAGCCTCCACCCGGGAAACTGCCGGAAGACGCGTCCCAGTTACCTTTATACACCATGCCGTTAGCAAGAGCGGCGATATCTGTTTCCATTTGGTCAAGATCAACCGCCTGCGTAACAGAAATATAGTCTAACTTCGTTTCATCCGCGGTAAGAAAAGACGCCGTAGTGTTTTGAAGGACACTGGAATAAGCCTGTACATCCGATCCAATGGCAACACCAAGGTTAGTGCGGGATGTACCTGCGTTAGCTAGATCAGACAGGTTGTTTGCCGTCATGGCTGCGCCAGCAGAAGTCACGTTTGCTGTGTCTGTTACATCTGCACCAGTCTCAATTCCAGATAACTTAGTTTCTTCTGCGGTAGTGTAAGAGGCTGTCGTATTAGCCAAAACACTGGAATAAGCCTGTACATCCGATCCAATGGCAACACCAAGGTTAGTGCGGGATGTACCTGCATTAGCTAGATCAGACAGGTTGTTTGCAGGCTGCAATATGTCCCCTGCGGCGGCAGTAATAAACACCTCCGCGTTACCAGTAAGCACAATAGCAGAGCCGCCATTAGAACTCTCACTGGGAGTTCGAGACAACGTAGTGCCACTAGCCGTGTAAGTTCCAAGACCGAGTTCCCAATCCGCACCTTCTTGAATGGTGTATCGGACCTGGTCTCCGTTCGTGACCCCTGCGGTTGCAAAACTTTGGTAGCCTGTAAGAGCAGAGCCCAAGGTGATTGTACCAGTACCCGTGGTACTGGTGGACATTTTTGCCCTGTTCTTTAAAACAGCCATGTTCGCACTCGCTTATGCTATGCGGATAATTGCGTTACTCGCGTCCGCCGTGGGGAAAACAATTTGGAAGTCGCCAGCCGTCGAAGACTTGTCTGAACCAAAGTCCAAAACAACAACCGAATTGGTTGTGCCCGTTCCAGCCCCCGCAGTCGTGTTGTATATTAGAGCCCCACGAGCTGTGATAGTAGCTGACGTAAACGTCAAGTCAGAAAAGTCCGTCAGCGCCGTTGTACCCGACGAAGTCGGAGTCACGTTGACTAGAGATCCACCCCCCGCGGTGTACGTTCCCGAGTTACCCACCTCGTTAGTGGCGGTGTAGTCGGTAGTAGCAGCCGTAAACGCAGCGCTGTTGTCATACAAAGCAAGCTTGAACGTGTCGCCAGTGCCGTTTGTAAAGTTGTGCGTAGCCGTCAGCAATTCTTGCTTGAAAGACGTACACATGTAGTTTCCAGTAAATGCCATTTAAAGTCTCCTTATCAGTTCAGCTAGTTCCGGATTACCAGCGTCTTTGAGTGCATTATACACAGTTGTCCTGTCGCTGTGAATAGCTTGTCTAAGATAGTAAGCAACCAGCTTTTCTACGCGTTTCGAAAAAGTTTTAGCTTGCTCTTGAATTGCGGGGTGAGCAGAGTCAGATATCGAAATAATCTTTTCTACGCACTGCTCTGCAAGCTCGTCTGGGTTAAACCCTCGATTGCTTGTTGTTCGTACAGATACTACCGCATCTGTGCGCGGTAAGTCAAATGATGCCATCGCCATTACTGTTTGGCCCTTATTACTTTTCCAGTTCTAAACTCGTCCGTGGTTTCCTTAGCCTCGCCAAGAAGTTTAATACCAACAATCGACTCTTGGAAACGTTGAGTGTACATAGTCATCACATCAGGTTCCCCCTTCATGTAAATGTATGCTTCAACCAAGGCGCCGTACAACAAAGCCATCTCAGCATTTTGACTCAACCAGGTCACAGTGTCGTCCGTGCCCGCAGTAATGCTTTGAGGACGATAGAAATAATGGAGTTCGGCAGTGTACGCAACATTTGGCGTTGGGGCCATCAAAAAGTTGTCTACATCAAACTGACAATAGTACCTCGGCTCCCCCGTAACGGTCGGATCAGGGGTGTATGTCTGCACAAAACTGGGATCTTTGAAGTCTAAAAATAACTTATCGCCATCCGCCCCAGTTAAACTCAACGAGAAAGGCGCCAAGAAATCAACGGGAACTCGAATGTACTGAGCCGCGGCAGTACCGGAGTTTGTAGTCGCCGTAGCGTTTTTGCGGAACAAACTTAGTTGAACACTCTTTAAGATTCTTTCTTCCGACAAACGAATAAACAGCGGGATGTTGTTCACAAACCCTGTTTCTTCGTACTCGGTGTAATCTTTTATAGCCTGTTTTAACTGGCCGTATGTCATAGTCATGTGTTGATCTCCACTGTTCCCACTGAACCTACAGCCACTAGATTGTTAGGAGGGGAAAGCCCTTCTTGGTAATTAAACCCCACAGGGTTCCACCCCCACTGAATTGCGCGTTCAGACGCAACGCCTTGGTTAGGCCTAGGGTTTCGTAGAGCTTGTGGGTCTGGGCCAACTCTAGGCGGGTACAGCTGTGGGTGTTTAGGCTCATATTCCTCTGGGCCGACTAATGCCCCAGTCCATTCAAGTTTCATGTCTCGCAAACGGTAACGAAACCCCGAACGATCCGATATGCCCCATGCATTTTTGTCCGACGCGAACGACATTATACCCTCAAATACCTAGGACTGGGTTGAAGTTTTAACGGAACTCGATCCTCGTCTTCTTCCGCAGCCCTCATAAACTCTTCTTCGTATACAGCTTTTAGAATCTGTATGCGCTCAGGAGCGCGTTTCATTGACAGATAGTACGCTAGACCAGCGACCATGCAGGGGAAAAACCTAAACGGTAGATCAGTCGTGTTGACCAACGTGTTGGCGTCTTCAATCCGTTGGACATAATAGTAAACCAGCTGATCGGTTGAATTGTCCGGGGTTTGCCACAGAGTGATTACAGGGTCTATTTGTCTGTTGAAATAGAATTGTGACGGCCTGCCTTGGTCTGTTTTGTTTGGAAAGTTTAAGTAATCCCCGCGGCTAATGCGATCGACCTCAAAGTCGGTGCCCCCACGGCGGAGCACCATCTCCAGCATATCTACAACATCAGGCAGCAACGTGTAAGTGGACGTGCCCTGAACCAAGTCAGTCGTTCCTTGCGCCACTGTCCACAGGTTTAGACCCCGGTTAGCCCAGTCCGCAAACATCAAGTTTAAAGACCGACGCGCAGTGCGAGCGTCATAACCCGTGCGAACTTCCAGCCCACACCGCTCATACGCCTCCTCAATTATCTCACCCACATCGAGGTTAAAGACTCTTGTGCCTGAAGTCGTCATCTAACTATCCCATCTTTGTGTCGCGTACACCTCGGCCAGCCATAACGCAGCCGCCGTTCTTAAATCTCACCATACCACCATTCTTCTTGCCTTGCGATTGTTTTATCGCTTTTGCAGTCGGGGCACCTTTATCGCCGGGGCTGCGCATGCGTTCTCCGCTGCCGCCCTCGATGCGTTTTCGTTTATTATTAATATTGTCCCATAGACCTGGTTTACCCATTTTACTTCCCCCTGGAGACGTGGATATCTGAGTTGACATCTGGCTTCGACCCATTGCCATTCGCGACCTCCCTAACTAAAAAATCTTGCCACATAGGCTTAATCATATTGTAGTTCTCGTCAACCTTGTACGACACTAGCGTCAGACCCGCGTTCATCTGGTATACCTGCAACGACGCCCAGCCTAACATGCCAAGAGCTAGCACAGAAATAACATGTTGCAGGTCAACCTTCATATCGTCACCACGCTTTACAAGACCAATACTTGGCCTTTAATTTATCTAACTTGCCTTTGTCACAACCATGTCGAGCCCTAAACGACTTGCGCCGTTTAGGGTTATCTTTTTTAATAGTCATGTTGGCATCGCCAAACCGAACGATCTTTTCTTTGCCTTTATCGCAAGCCTTTACAACAGACTTCTTCCCGCCAGATACCTGACGTTTGGGAGTGTTGCACTTCATCTTAGCCTTGTCGATCTTAGCCATTGATAGACCTTACGCTAAAAGAAACGTCAGTTCGGTTCCCGCGCCCGTAAGCGCAGAAATGTAAACACCGGAGGTAAACACCATTCCATTTTCAGGAATGTAAATCTCGTTCATACCTATGGGGAATTTCTGCGTTAACAGCGTTGCTCCCCCGTTACCATTGGTAAGAGTGAACGAGCC